CACTTAGAGTACTGAAGCATGGAGGCCATCTATTATCTTGTTCTGGCACGAGAACTTATCACCGTATGGCTTGTGCTATAGAGGATGTAGGATTTGAAATACGTGATGCTGTACTTTGGTGTTACGCTTCTGGCTTTCCTAAGTCACAAAACATAGCTAAAGCCATAGACAAAAAGCTTGGAGTTAAGTCAGAGGTGGTTGGTACACAAACCTTACCTGATCATCGTGGTGATAACTATAAACAGGGCCATAGAGAATATGAATATATAGAACATGAGGTTACTAGAGCTACAAGCGAACAGGCTAAAGAATGGGAAGGATGGGGAACAGCCCTGAAGCCTGCAGTTGAACCTGTCTGTCTTGCTCGTAAACCTATAGCTGAAAAGACTATAGCAGCTAATGTTATGGTTTACGGAACAGGCGGATTAAATATAGATGCTAGTCGTATCTACGGCTCTGAAGATGATGCTAACGGAAGATATCCTAGTAACCTGTTATTAGATGAAGAGGCTGCGCAAATACTAGATGAAGGTTCTGAGGTTACTAAATCCTCAAGAGCTAATCTTACTAGCAAGCCTGGGAAGATATATGGTAATGGCGAAGGCTTACCTAGTTATACTGGTCTATACGGCTTTAATGACTCAGGTGGGCCTAGTAGGTTTTTCTTCGTGGCTAAAGCTAGTTCTAATGAGCGTAAGGGTTCAGAGCATCCAACCATCAAGCCAGTTACTCTTATGAAATATCTTGTAAGACTTATAACTCCTCCTGATGGCACAGTCTTAGACCCATTCGCTGGTTCAGGCACTACACTGGAGGCTGCTTACCAATTAGGATTTAATGCTATAGGCATAGAACTAGATATTGAGAATCTGGAAACTATGATTAAGAGAATGCAACAAGGGGTGCTACTGTGATAAATAAAAAGGATAGCCCCCGTCGTAAGTGCCCTAGTTGCGGTGTACGTAAGAGAATAAGTATAAAATATAAAGTTTGTTATATGTGCAGGAAGGCAGGTTATACATCAGATGACATATAAGTTCAGAGAATCTAAATCTAAAACCGCTACAGGTAATAGCCCCATAAAAGCATCTGATTATCCTCACAAGCATCAATTTGTAGGTTATCCCAGTGATAAGGCCCGATGTAAAAAGTGTGGGGTGAAACGTTCAGATGCTCAAAGTAAATAGAGATGGTTGTGCCCTCTGCAGGGCTGGATTTAAATCTCCGCATGGTCACATATCTAGCTTAGAAGAATTTCGAGATATCCTCAAGAGGATTATAAAGGAGGGAAAAAAGAACAAGGATTGAGTATTTTAGAGTGCAGAGAGGCTGCACTTGGGAGTGACAGGAAGTGTCCTGTTGCTGCAAGGGTACAGAGAGAATATATGAAATATGAAATAGAACATAGCATACATGGTTTAGGTGGGCAGAAGATTAAGGGTACAACAATTCTCTCTGTGCTCTAAGACATTCAATCTAAATCTAAGGAAGGAGGATAATTAGCATGAAGGTATTAGATGTAGCTTTTAGTCCTATTAGCCTCTCTTGGTGTAAAGCGCGGAAAGCTGAAGGATGGGAAGGATTAATCCAGAATTTATGGACTGGTGGATATGCAGGCAATGATGGCCTTAAGTCAGTTGCTAGAAATAATTTAACCAATGCTAAGGCAGCAGGAATGAAAATTGCTGCTTATGCCAATGCTAGTCCACCTGATTGGTGGAGTATTGATATACAGATTAAAGAGATAAAAGCTAATGCAGGTAGTATGTGGGATCAGTTAGAAAATATCGCTATAGATGTAGAGATACCAAAGATAACACTTGCTCGTGTTTATGAATTAGCAGGCGCTTTGACGACTTTAGGTAAGACAGTTAATGTTCTCTACACCGCGCGCTGGTTCTGGACGGGCCACATGGGAAACAGCAAGGACGCCGCATGGCGCCGCTGGAAACTCTGGAGTGCGCACTATGACTGGAATCCAGATATCGACTTCGCAGGCAGTCCTTATGGGCCGTGGACGCTGGCGGATGTCGTGGGTGAACAGTATCAAGGAACGACAAATCTTGGTGGAGTTAGTGTTGATCTAAATATATTCTTGGATAATGTGAAAGGTGGTTTATTTGATATGGCCAGCTGGACACCAGGACAAGAAGCAAGGATAGCAAAAATAGAGAAGGTGCTTGATTTGCTTGTTGCAGAAGATATAAGTGATGATGCTTTGGAGATAGGTCTAAAAAAACGATTTGACTATCTTGCCAATAGCTCCCAACTTGTCGGACGAATAACACTGGCATTAGCATCAGCTCAAGCATTACAACAAGCAGGAAAACTAACAAGTCGCCTAAACTTACTTACAGAAATAGAAACAGCACTTAAAGAATCACTAGAAATGATAAATAACCCATTGGGTCATGCAACAATACCTGGAATGCGAGCTGAATTAAATGCAGGGAGGTATTAACATTGGGAAGTATGATGTGCGTTTTGCCTTCTGTAAAAGAGGTCATCAGATAATTAAAGGTGAGCCTTGTGCTCGATGCGATTACCGTGAGCGCAGTGATTGTGCTGATGCTCTTAGGAACTTACTACGTAATCTGGCCAAGAGAGTAAGGAGACGAAAACGATGATTAGAGCAGTTGGATTAACTGAAAGTCCTTTAGGTTTACCGGCAATAATTGGAGCTGTTAATGGCCTGATATTATTTACCACTTTACGTTGGAATTGGGCAACAGGTGATGAAGTAGCAGCTCTTATGCTGTTTCTAAATCCTATTGTGACTCTGGGATGGATGCTTGCAGCCCCGTGGCTACAAAGTCAATACAGGGAAGTTGAAATAGAAAACAGTGGGGGATAGCTAGGAACTGTCAAGAAGCTACTACAATGTTACAAAAATGGCAACGCCGCGATAAAAGGCGCAGACAAGACAGTCGTATCCGACTTCGTAATCGTAATGTGCCAATTGCTACCAATGATGCTCGTCGCAATAAGAGAAACAGCGTTAGTAAACAAAGAAGTTAGACTTGCGGCAATAGGCGCTTTCTGGAACTCCCAGAAACAGGGTGGGCGACGAGGCTCTGCGAGTCGCAGGGAAACTGACTCGAAGGGCGCGAGAGCGCCCTGGGAGTCTATCTAAAGGAGATTATAATTGGAATATCATCCATTAACTCAACGTTTTATTGATATCATGGAAGAGCTTAAAGCGTTACATTTAAAAAAGCAAAGTGATTATGGGAAAGAAGATGATCCATTTAGTAATCTTCGTGGAGCCTCTGATTATAATGTATCTCCGTGGATAGGAGCGATGATTAGAGCTAATGACAAGATTAGACGTTTACAGACCTATGCTGTACGTGGTACACTTTATAATGAAACAGTAGTGGATGCTTTTAATGATCTTGCTGTTTATACCATTATTGCTCGCGTGTTATGGGAACAGGAGTATAATAATTTACAATGAGAGTATATATAGCAGGGCCATATACTCAAGGTGATGTAGCTCTAAATATAAGACAGGTACTAGTAGCTGCTGAACAGGTATATGAATCTGGCCATATTCCTTTTGTACCTCATCTTTATCACTTCTGGCATTTAATCAATCCTAAACCATATGAGTTCTGGGCAGGGCTAGATATGGAGTGGTTGACAGTCTGTGATGTCTTTATAAGATTAGATGGCGATTCTAAAGGAGCAGATGCTGAAGAGGATTGGTGTATAGCAAATAGTGTTCCAGTATTTTATTCTGTAGAAGATTTCTTTAAAATTATCTCTGCATCACTTGACAAGTGACTAGAATTGTGTCATAATCATAGTATGATTAGTCCGCTAGAATGTAAACATCCTAAGTTAGCTTGTAGGTGGAAAATTAAGACTGAGCAGCGCGATACTGCTTTAGTCTCGTGTAAGATTTGTGGCTTTAGTATAGAAATTATTGCCAGTAATCGTGATGAGGTTCTTACTGAAGCTGGTATTATAACTGAGTTTAATGTTGCAGCTGATCGATACAGGCGTGGCAAGATTATAATCGCTTTAAATTGATCACAGATCATCTGCTTTTATTCCCTATCTAAAATCTTACATTGTGCATCTCTTCACTAATGGATGTTTCGTGATAATTCGTCAAGTAAACGCTTGACACGTTCAAATTTATAGTGTAAAATGTACAGTGTGGTTTTAATGTAGCTCAAACTTAGATATGAATTTGAACATAGTAAAATGGTGTTTGTATCTAGGAATGACCATTACCAAAAAGCTATTACCTACGGTATTATAAAACGTCGTAGGTATTAGTACGATGAGGATTTAGAGAGAATGGTAGCTAGGCTCCCTGCGTGGCAAAAGTCTCCTAAATTTAGTAAGGGTTGGATACGAGGAGCTGCTGAGTCTGAAAGGGAGTATAATAATAGATATCACCTGAAGGG